AAATCATTAATAGTACCATAGTTAGGTCCTACTCCACTTCTATTAACTTGACCATTAGTAATTGTAGTAGTCCATGTTGGAATATTAGTAGCACCATAAAAGTCATCAAAGTCTACAGTAGTTCCTAATGTATTATTAATAGTTTTACCAGAAGCTTCAGTTAAATTTCTAATATCAGAATCATTTAAAGAACATGTAGTACCAGTAGTACCACCAGCTTCAACATGAATTTGGTCTAAAGATATAGCACCTGAAGTTTGTAAAGCCATTATTTAGTTTGTAAAGTTTTAGTTTCAAAAGGTGGATTAATTTTATTTGCTATGTCTGAAGCAAGAACATTTTTTATAATTTCTACTTTAGTATCATCTCGTTTATTTAAGGCATCTTCAACCCAACTTTGCACTTTAGTTACAGTTAAATCTTCAAAAGGAATAAAATTAGATATACTTGAAGTATCTAAAACTATAGTACTAGAAGCTGTTGCAGTTTGTGGATTTCCTTCAGCATCATTGTTAGTATCATCAGTTGCAGTAAGAACCCAATGTACATTAAAAACAGTATCAGTATTTCCGTTTATTTCTTTAACATCTACAGTATTTACATTCCATGTATAATTTATTGCCATTATTTATTCTCCAGTTCTTTTACTCTAGCTTCTAATTCTTTAATAGCCTCAACTAATAAACCTACTGTATTCCCATAACGAACAGCTAAGTGTTTTTCTTCATCATTATCTATATCAGAAGTTTCATAAACTACTTCAGGTAATACTTTTTCTAAGTCTTGTGCTATTAGTCCTGTGCTTTTATTTCCATCTTTTTTGTAATTAAAAGTGACTCCTTTTAATTGTTTTACTTTATCAAGAGCATCAGGAATAACTTCAATATTTTCTTTTAATCTTATATCAGAAGGACTACCAAAAGCTGTAACATTACCATTACAAATTAATGCACCAGCATCTGACATATCTACCCTAAGTGCTGTAATCGCTGAACCGCCATCATCTCCATTTATAAAAAAATCTTTATCTGCACCTTCTACTGTTACAATAAGACCTGCACTATCTAATCCCAGACGACTATTTAATGTACCCCCATCTTTAAACCTTATACTTGAGCCATCAGAATCAAGGATAATATCCCCTGCAACATCAATAGTCATATCTCCAGAAGCATTTGCTATATCTCCATTAAAAATGGCTTTACCAGCTTCTGACATATCTAGCGTAAGAGCTACAATTTCTGAAGTACCATCTTGACCTCTGAATATTATATCTTTATCATCAACTTGCGACCTAAATGTCAGGTTCTGAGAACCCATATCAATTTGTCCTATTTCTGTTCCAGAATCAGTAAATTTTATATTATCGCCACCTGCATCTAGAATTAAATCTCCAGAACCATCTAAAGTTAAATCTCCAGTTCTTGTAATATTACCACCACCAATATCAATAGAGCCATTAAACATAGCCCTTCCAGCATCAGACATATCAAGAGTAAGAGCTGTTATTGTGCTACCACCATCATTTCCAACAAAAGTTATATCTCCGTCTGAAATAGGATTTTGTATATCAAAATCGTTTGTGCTTGTAGGTCTTTCAAACAAAGCATAAGCAGTTCCTTGGTCTTTTAATATAACAGTTCCTTTACTAGCTCCTATGATTTCAGTTCTGTGTTCTGATTGAATTGTAAAATCTACACTTGAGCCACCACCAACAAGTTTTTTACCAGAGGCAAGTTTTAATTCTGTGCTTAAAAATCTTGCAGTTTCTGCATTATTTACATTAAAAATAATTGGATGGTCAGTTGTTCTCTTAAATTCAGTGTAGTTTGAGGTGTCATTGTATATTCTAAATAATGCAGTTCCACCTACACCAAAATCCATTCTTGCTGCATTACCACCGTCTAATTGAATACTAGCAGTTCCCGATGCTTCGCTTACTGCAAAGTCTGTTCCTGTATAACTTATCCCAAAAGGATTAGAACCGTTCGGACCTATAGAAACATCTCCTCCAGAAGTAATTACCATACGTTCAGTACCAGCAGTATCAAAACGTATTGTATCTTCGTCAGAACTTTCTTCTACTTGAACTTTAGTATCGCCATCAGCATCAGCAATATTAGTAACTGCTGCACCTGTCACTGTTAAATCAATAGTACCATCACTATCTTGATATGTTGCAGTAATACCTGTTTCAGTATTTGAACTAAACATAGCTCCTACAGTATCTTGTACAACTTCTGTTAAATCTATATTAGCTGTACCATCAAAAGAAACTCCATGTATTGTTCTAGCTGTTTCTAATGCTGTAGCTGTAGCTGCATTACCTGTAGTATCTTGGTTAAGTGTGCCAATTACAAAGTCTAAAGTATTGTCACTGTCGTCATAAGTAACGGCAATACCAGTTTCAGTATTACTTGTTACCATAGCTCCTACAGTATCAGAAATAGTTTCTGCTAAAGTAACTCCATTAATTGTTATAGCATCAGCTTCAAGTGTTCCATCTATATCTGCATCACCACTAATATCTAATGTAGCTGCATCGAGTTCACCTGTAATAGTAATATTTCTACCACCAGTAAAATCTTTATTACTATCAACTACAATAGCTTTAGAAGCTTCTACAGTTCCTGCTGTAGCTACATCAACATAGTTTAATTCAGTTGTAGTTGCAGTAACACCGTCAAGTAAATTTAGTTCTGTAGCAGTACTGGTAACTCCGTCAAGAATATTTAATTCTGCAGTAGTAGATGTAACACCATCAAGTAAATTCAATTCAGTTGTAGTTGCAGTAACACCATCTAAAATATTTAATTCTGCAGTAGTTGAAGTAACTCCATCAAGAATGTTTAGTTCAGATGCATTTGCAGTTACCCCATCAAGAATGTTAAGTTCTGCTGCAGTTGAAGTAACACCATCAAGAATGTTAAGTTCTGCTGCAGTTGATGTAACACCATCAAGTATATTTAATTCTGCTGTTGTAGCTGTTACACCATCAAGTATATTTAACTCAGCAGTAGTAGAAGTAACTCCATCTAAAATATTAAGTTCAGCAGTTGTACTTGTAACTCCATCTAAAATATTAAGTTCTGCAGCAGTACTTGTTACCCCATCAAGAATGTTAAGTTCAGCAGCAGTTGAAGTAATTGCTGTACCATTAAAATTAATACCATCTAAATAAGCTACACCATCAACATATAAATCTTTCCACTCTTGAGAAGAACTTCCTAAGTCGTATGTATTGTCTGTATTAGGAATAATATTTGAGTTAACATCTGCACCAAAAACTACATTATCATCTGCAGCATCACCCATAGTAATTGTACCACCATTAAAAGTTGTAGTACCTGTGACTGTTAAATTACCTCCAACATCAACATTACCTGTAGTAGTTATTGAGTCAGTAAAAGTATCTTTAAAACGTAATGAAGTTGTTCCTAAATCTATATCACTGTCAGTAACAGGAACAATAGCACCATCTTGTATTCTAATTTGTTCTACAGCAGCAGCAGATACTTCTACATAAAATCCCCATCTATTATTAGAACTATCAACTTCTATTTTATTTAAAAAGTCTAAATCACCAATTTTAAATATATTACCACCTTGAGCAGCAGTACCATCGTGTCGGTGTCCAGTAGAACTTGCACTACTTGAAGAGTATGCAAAAGCATTTACTAACTGGTTATATTCATCATTAAACAAAGCAGCAGTTATAGTATCTCCATCTGCAAATGAGCTCTGTCTTGTATATGTTTGTGCCATAATTATCTCCTACCTGAAGGTATAAAGTCTACGTAAAGTCCGTTAACTGTGTAACTTGGTTTTGTATCATTACTTATTATTGTAAAATTATTACTTGTACCACTGCCTTGTAGAGGTACTCTTATCATTGGATTATTTTGTCCAGCAAATTTATTTGTATTAAATACTGCATCACCAAATAATGAAGGTGGATTTATAACTCCTAAATCAAATAAATCCGAAGGCTGTTGAATATCTGAACTATTAAAGTCAAATTTAATTTGTACATCAGGTTCTGCAATACCTTCTGTTGCCATAGAAACTCTAAGAAAGTGTAAAGTTTTTAAAGTTCCTAAATCACCATAATCATAGTCTGGTGTAGTATATCTTGCTAAAATAGCAGTGCCGTTAAAATCATTACCATTGTCATGTAAGTAAACGTTACCATTAGTATCACCATGATAATATTGTTCAACTCCATTATTATCAAAACCAGAACCAATAGCAGTAACTTCTAATCCTCTAGTTTCAGACCACTCAAAACCATTAGGTCTTAGTGTTCCTATAATTCCTCTTTGTGTAGCATCTGAAGCTCCAGTATTTGTATAAAATAATCTGTATTGTGATTTTTCTCTTAACACTACGCTATTAATTGTAAATATATTTATGCTTTCTGCTAAATCACTAAGAATATTTTGTATATTACTACTAACTGTTCCTAACTCTACATCTCCAATTCTTGCTGTACCAGCTACTGTTCTTAATCCATCTGGTGCTAAAAATATTAAGTCACCACCAATTTCTTGAATACTATGACCACTTAAACAACCTACGTTTTTAGTAACTGGAACTACAGCTATCGTACTAGAATTATTTATATTCTGTAATTTAAATATTGAGTTTTCACAAAATATAAATAATTCATTACGGAAACTTTTAATACCTTTTACTTGGTCTTCTAAAGCAATCGAACCAGAACCAGTGCTAGTAAAATCTGTTGGGTCTAAAGTACCACTATAAAATATAGTATTTAAATTATCTTCAACTCCAGCAGCTATTAAATGTTTATCATGTACTGTTATGTATTCAACTCCTTTTGTACCTGTAACAGTAATTTCTTCACCAAAAAATGTTCTTGTATTTAATGCACCTGTACCTTCCATTCTAAATGCATAAGGTTTATTAACTCCATCAGCAATAACTAATGTTCCATAATCTGATGTAGCACTTTCAAATAAAGCAAACTGACATTGTGCTTGATTAGTTCTAGTTAAAACTGAAAGAAGTTCAAATGCTGTTTTAGTTACACCACTAACAGAAACACTACTTCTATTTATTTCCATCCAACTTGTACCGGTTTGACTAAAATAAATACTTGTACCTGCACAAACAACTACACCATCTGCATAGGGTATTGCACCTAAAATAGTTGCTGTACCTCCAGTAGGTTGTACTGCACTACCACCACCAAATTTTGTAAAGCCATTAATACGTCTATAACCACCTTTAGTAGAAACTTCAAAGTTTTTTAACTCAGTTGCTACACCGGGAGTTTTAAGTAAATCAATAGCATTTGATGCGGTAACTAAACCTCCTGAACATGCTACTGTATATGGTTGTGAACGTGCCATAAATTAATAATAAAGTCTGTCATCTACCATAGCTCTTGGGGTAGGATTAATTAAACTTGACTTCATATGTTTTAATGATTTTTTATAATCTTCTAATGCAAATGCAGCTTGTTGTGGACTTTCTTTAAATTGCCACACATAATATCTAACTCTAGCTGTAATTACATTACTGTATTGTTCTGGAAAAACTATTTCGTCACCAAAAGCACTTAATGCTGTTGGTCTGTTAAATGCATAAAAGTGTACATTATAAACTTTGTCTGGTATTGGACTTAACCCAAACTTTCTACTATCTGGAGATTTAAATACATATTTAGGCTCACCATAAGCTTGTGTATTTGCATCATCTGAATTTTCTGGGTCTCTTAAAAATCTTCGCCACTCTTCAAGGTTAATATGTTTTAACCCATTAGAAACAAACGGAGCTGATTCTCCAGAAACATTGATTGTTGTAATATAGAAATCATCCCAATCAATAGATGCAAAGTCTGTAGTTATACTAGAACTATCAGCTTTTAATGTATACCATCTTTGTCCAGCTACTGTCGCAACAGTTGTATTACCGTAAAACGGGTCTGTTGCTCCACTTAATCCTGCAGAAAAGAATGGTAGCTGTGGTTCTTCATTTGCTATGTCAAAGATAGCTTTGTTTATAGCATCTTTAACAAACTGTTGAAAACCTACAGCACTTGCAAAGTTTGTAGAAGTTAAAGGAACTTCATTTAGTTCCCTAAGTATTTCATTAGTTAAGTCTAAATATGTAGTTGCCATTATTTTTTATGAACTTTTTGTATTTTGAAATCTGCTTTTAATGAAGCACCCTTATGTTTAACAAACTTTCCAGAGTGCTTCATTAGTTTATAACTGCCATTTGGCTGCTTCATCCAATGATAACCTTTTGGAGCTGCAACTTTCATTTTAGTTAGGTTGTTGTACATCCATAGCACCGCCCATAGCCATGCCAATTCTGTCCATTTTATTGTGAGGACCACCGTGTTTCATATTCTTACGAGCAGAACCACCGTACATCATTTTCTTTTTTTTCTTTTTGTCCATTCCGTACATTATTTTTCTCCCTTAGATTCTTCGTATTTGAATCTCATAGTATTGTGACCTACCATCTCAGAACACTTTTCTTCTTTCTGATGAATAGTTTCGTAATACATAATTTTGTTTTCCATGTTGTTCTCCTAAAAAGGAGGAGTCCGAAGACTCCCCCAATTATATTTAGTCTACTGTGTAGAAAGCACCAACTAAAGCTTCTGGTCTAAGGACCTTAGCTCCGTATACATGCAATCCTCTTACAATATCACCAAAAGAACTAGGGTCTCTTAAAACCTCAGTTGAGATGATAGTTTGAGCAGTTGCAGTAGAAGAAATGTGTCCAGCAAGAACCTTGCCAGTACATGTGCTAGTAGCAGCAACATTATTAGATTTGTACATGTCAAATCCTCTTAGTTTACCACTAGATACAAGACCATTTCTTATAGAGCCTTGACCTGCGTTAAAGTCTACAGACATTAACTTAGAACCAGATTGAGAAAGTTCATTGTAGAATGAAGGTGGTGCAACGAACCATCTTCCTTCTTCAGGAACGTTTTGCTCATCTAGCAATTTAGCCATAAATGCCATCATGTCAAGTGGGTCAGTTCCAGTACCGTCAGAACCTGTAAGGTCGACAGAGTTAGAACCACCTTGATGCTGACCCATAGTTTGAGTAGCAGCAGCAGCATCCGCACCTATTGTGTGGTCAGGTGAGGAAGCAGACAATCCAGAGAACATAGCAGCGATTACTGCAGCATCATAAGAATCTCTTAATGCGTAAGCTGCAGAAGAAGTTGCTACTTCTTTGAAGTTAACGTGTGACATATTAGTTTCAATATCATCTACGATGAATTTGAAAGCCTTTGCACTATCTACAACTAAAGTTAACTCTTGGTCAGTTAATTTAGTAGCAGTAGTATCAGAACCCCTAGTGTAATCCGATACAGAGATTACAGGTTCTTTGATAATCTTTACAGAATCTCCGAAAGCAGATATTTCACCGGCATAGTCGGTGTTAGTAATAGCTTCAACCACCGATGCTTTTCTGAAAAAGTTTAAAACCTTTTTAGAGTAAATCGAAGGTAAAAAGAAACTATTAGTTTGTCCACTTACGGAGTTCGCAAAGTTTGCATCAGTATCAGTTGAAGGTTCAAAAAATTGAGCCATGATAATACTCCTGTGTATTTATAGTTTATTTTGTGATTCTGCCTTGTTGCATAGCTTCGCTTATTTCAGCTTCGTGTTTATCAAACTCAGCCATACTCATTGCAGCAATCTCCCTTTCCGACCATATCTTTTCCTGTTTAGGTTCTACACTTGTTGTTTTAGTAGATACCATATCAGCAGCAGATTTAGTCTTTTTAGAAGTTGTCTTTTTTGGAGCAGCTTCTATTCCTAAGTCTTTTTTAAATAAATCCAATGCACGACTAGCTAAATCAGGGTTATTAGAGTTATTATAAATCCAATCTTGTATAGACTGGGGTTGCTCTTTTGCCCATGAATGAAAGTCATCACTGTTTCTAATTTCATCAAAATCAGGATGTTTTTCCATTAACCTTTCTTCTGCAGATTGTTTTAACATTTGAGCTTCACGTTCTTGGAGTTGACTAAGACGTTCTTCTAGAACTTTTGCCTTAGATTCGCTTTGCATATGAGCTACTGTTTCTACAACCTCAAAAACATCAGGATATTTTGTTTTAAACTCTTCAAGTTCTTCTTCAGTTTTAGGAGCTTGATAAGCTGGTCTATTACTAGCTGCTTCATTTAAAAGCTCTTGCTCTCTGATTTTAAACTCATTAAGTTTACTATCATAATGTTTTTTTAAATCATCGTAACGTTTTTTGTAGTCTGGTTTTTTATAAGGACTATCCTTAGCTTCCAAATTATCTACTTCAACATTACCAACCTGCTCTGCTTCATTAACATCACCTGATTTAAATAATTTATTTTTTTCAGATGGCTCTTCAAAGTAAAGCTGGTCTGCTGATTGAAAAGGTTTATCATTTCCTTCGTGCCAAGATTTTTTTAAATTATAAGGATTTGGCTGTTCCTCATTTTTGACTTCTTCTGTCATTTTGTACTCCTACTCAGGGCTTCGTTTAACAAGGTAGCTGCGTGTGCACTTGCAGGGCTTGTCTTGTAAAGGTCGCCTTTCAGTTTAAATAAGATAAAGTGCCTGTAACAGGGTAGCTTTATCGCCTAGCTTCTAACGTATGGTCTATTAGAAAGCATAGATTTTTTAATCTCATCACCAACTAAATCGTCTTCTTCTTGCATTGCTGCTTGAGAACCAACTGTTTCTTTAGTAACTCGAATATCCTGTCTAACTGGTTGTTGTTCAACCGGCATAACAGTATCTTCTTCTTCCATTAGCCCACCGTCTTGAGCTGTTTGTCTTTCGTCTGCTTGAGCTTCAGCTTGTTTCATTAGTGACATTAAATTGTCAACTCCTAAAACATCTACAGCCTTTGCAGTAAAGACAAATTCACCGTCAGATAGCCTTGCGGGTATACTGTCGGAGACTTCTGACCCCGGACCTTCAACAGGTCCTGAGCCTGAAAATTCCATTGCAACTTCCATAACTTTGTCAAACAACATACTAAGTTTTGGATTTGCTTGTAATTCTTTCATTAGCATTTCTTCTTCTTCATCATCTAATGCTTCATCTATTAAAAAGTCTACATAGTTTTCTTCCATTTCTTCATCTGGAGCTTGTGCTTTTTCAATAGCTTTTTGTTCTGCTGTTTTTTCTTCTGGCATCATATCTGCCATTTGATTATCCATATCAGATGGTTCTTCTGTTTCCAGCATGTCTGCCATTTGGTCATCCATCATCATGCCACCTACTTGTGCACTTATTCTTGCTGGAGGTAAAGGTTTTAATTGTCCATATTCATCTGTTTCTAATTCAGGCATACCAAGTTTTTTTCTCATTTGAGGATTAGTTCTTACTGAATTTATTACACTTCCAAATATTCCACCAAGTCCACCTATAGCTTTTTTATCACGCATGTTTTCTTCAATAGCTTTACCTCTAGCTTCTTCATAAGATGATAGTTCACCATCATTATCTAAATCAGCTTTTTCAGGATTTTGTAATTCACCACCAACATTAAGTGGACTTCTTTTTGGAAATTCTTCAAGTTCTTGAGGTTGCAATTCTTTTAATATTTGAGTAGGAGTTTTATTTTCTTTTATTGCTCTTTTAATTAAGTCATCTTTTTCTCTAAGAATATTTTCTATTTCAAATTTATCAAACTCAGGACTTAATTCCATTAATTCTTCATTAGTTAATTCATCTCTACCAATAGATTCTATTTCAGCTTCATAGTCATGATTTTTTATACGATTTTGATGATACTCTACTGTTTTATCTAATTCTTTAATAACTTTATCATTTTTAAATTGTTTAGGTGTAGAAGATTTTTTAATTAAATTATTTATTATTTTAGCTAATGCACTCGCACCAAATACAAACTTTTCTCTGTCGTCTGAAAGTAATCCACCTTCTTGATTTTTATCTCTTTCATTTAACATTTGAATAGTTTCACCACGTTTATCTAATGCATCTTTTTCCATTTTAAATTTAATTTTATCCAAATAATCTTTTCTTTTAGCTAAATATTCTTTATTTTCAGACATAAAAAAATCACGATTTGATAATTTTTCTAAACGACTTTCTAGTTCTTTTTGTTTTTCGTTGCCTATAACTTTTAAATAAATTTCATCTTGTAATTGACGTCTTAACTGATTTCTTTCTTCAAATGGACTTTGCCCAATTAAACGGTCCATTCTATCTTGAAAAGTATCTTTTTTATTTCCTTTTTGTTGTAAAAGTGCAGGTTCTGTTATTTTTCTTTTAGCCATATTTATTCCTCTATTCTATTCAGAGCCTCCTTGACCTGTTGGGGCAGAGCCTCTAAGTGTACCAGAGAAGCTATCTTCCCCTGCAACCGGAACATTTCCGATTCCGATGTTGCCACCGCCAGTGCCTGTAACTCCAACATTTTGCGTTCCTTGAGGTACTCCACCAGCACCTCCCACACCTGTGGGTTGTTGACTACCGGGTTGAGCTTCCTCGCCTGTGTTTTGTCCAGCATTTTGCATTCCTATAATTTGTGCCATCATAGCTGCTTCTTCTGGGTCATTTAAGATTTCATCAGGGTCTAAGTCTAAGCTATAGGCAAGTTCACTAACCAATTTAGATATTTTAACAAAAGGTGCAATAGTTGGATTTTGTGCAGTTTGTAAAAACATTGTTAGTCTTTGACTTCTAACTTCTTTCTGCATTAAACTATTTGTACCAGTTGCTTTAACTTCTAAATCACCTACCACATCT